AAAAATCAGAAAAGTTGATGGTTATTGGAATTATGATAAATCTGAATTTGAGCAACCAAGTAGAGTAAAACCTACTGATGAGGAGATTGACAAAATATGGAAATCTCAATATGCTCTAAAACCTTTCGTTGATCCAAGTAATTTTAAATCTTATGATGAACTCAAAGAGAAACTGAATAAGACACTTACTGGACAAAGAAGTACCGAGTCTGTTGAAGATATTGACCTCCCACCTGTCAGTAATGACGTACCAACGTCTTCTAACAACTCGGTAGAGAAAGAGGATGAGTCCAACGATAGCGATGACCTATCGTATTTTAGTAAACTTGCTGAGGACGATTCCTAATCTATCTCTCTCACTTTCTCAAATGGGGTGTGCTGTATTAGCACACCCTATACATACTTGACAATCCCGTTAATTTATGATATACTATTAGTATGATTCAATTTTATATAATGGAGAGATATGAAAAATAAGGTAAAAATTAAAAACAAGGTAGAAGTTACAAAAAAAGATAACTATACTTATAGAAATTTATATAATGATTTAAAATCTGGTAGAGTAGTGTCAGTACCAGAGTTATTACAAAGAATATTACCAAAAGATGTTTGGACATCTTTAGTTGCCAATTCCTATATGACTGGAAACTTTGTTTTTGAAGGTGGTTCTCAATTACAAACATTTATTTTTATAACAAAAAAGGCATTGTTAAACGCACTCAATCAGGCAGCCGATATATCTTTAAGTGGAGAAAATGTTGAATTTATAGAAAGAGCGATTAAGATAATTGAAGGTTATAAAGATGCCGAAGAGTTTATAATAGATGGACAAAGTCGAGGACTATTAGCGCTTGTACCTTTTTTTGATAATAAAATTAAATATACTGGAACTATCGCATTTGAAAATGGAAATAGTTATACTGATTTTTATTGGAATGATTTACAAAGTGATGAAAAGGATGCTATATTAGACCAAGTTATTGATGGAAAAGTGGTCACTAAAGGATCTTTAAAAAACGCTGCTAAATTAGTTGTGGGTATCAATACTAATAATCCATTTACACAATCAGGAAAAAATTGGTTAATTTGGTTTGATATTTTAAAATTTAAAATTTCAGACGATATCATATATTATTATAATTTACCTGCATTATGTTCACCAAAATATATTAGTGAGAAATCTGGTAAGTACGGGTTTAGTGTTGCTGGACATATTCAGTTGATTTTTGAAACAATACATTTGATTAAAAATATCAATTCTCCTGCTAATTATAAGTTACCTGACGCTAGTATGTACTACAAAATGCTTGAAGATCCTACTTCATATATGAAAAAAATACATTTAGATAGTGAGGAATATAATTTACTTAAAATATTAATTGGTACTTTGGCTAGTATTCAATTGACAGATATAAAAATACCAAAATATGCTAATGCTATGAATTTACTTATTAAGTATCATTTTATATTTAATTCCTCATTTGAAAGAGGACAAAACGTGTTAGAAAAACTATTTTCTGATTTTAAGAAATATAAAACTAAGGTTGCAGTGGTTGATAGAAAAGAATTTGCTAGAGTGATGATAGAAGAAGAAATAAAATCTATGAGTATTAATCAATATGAATTAGATGAAAATGGTAATGTCAAAGTAGATTCAAACGGTAAAAAGATTGATGATAGAGAAGGTATAAAATATATAATGCAAAGCACCACCGATGTCTTACGGATGCAAAAGAGATTTGATTTGATTGAAGTACAATTAAAAACTTTAATACCTACTTTAAAAGATAGAGGTATTATAAAACTTATACACGAAAGACAAAAAGAAAATTGGTATGATGTATTTAATAAAACTTCAGGAACTAAAGAGGATATGTTTGGCAGACCAATATCAGATATTCATTACCTTGAAAATAAAGATAACTATGATATTGGACACATTATTTCTAATAATGATGGTGGAGAAGAAATAATCGAAAATAAAGAATTAGAAGATGCACATAAAAATAAAAAGAAAGGTGACAGAAGTTATTAGTTGCTTAATTAAAAAGTCTTTAGGTGGTCTTCAGTAAGTATGACAAACTTCATATCTCGTTTTAAACACCAAGCATACGCTGTAGACCACTTTCTTCTATTTCTCTCATAAGTTAACAATGCGTTTTTATATGTACGGCTTTCTCGTAAAGGTTTTTTAGGTTTACGAGTTTGTGCTTTAGGTTTAATCTCTACAATGAACTTTTTAAATGTACCATTTGATTGCCTTACTTTCATATAGAAATCAGGAAAATATCTATGTGACCGATTATCAATAGAACGATAGTAAATTGCTATTTCTTCACTACCCCATTCTAATACATCTTTATTCTTATCACAATAACCCATAAAACGTTTTTCCCAACTTGAACGATAAATAATGTTGTTTACATTACCTTTATATTTTTGAGGGTTCAAAGGTTTAAATATACCTGAATATGGCCGTTTATCTGGATTAGTCAACTTCTTAATCTTCTTCATAAATCTATTTATTTCTAACATAAATAGTATTATGGCAAGCGTATTTGATAGAATCAAAGTAAAAGCAGGCGATAGTGATAGATCGGCTACATGGTATAGAACACAAGTAAATAAGATTGCGAGTGGTACTACAGCAGGTCAATTATTCAGACAAGGTAAACTTAACGGTAGACCTAGTGTAGGACGATTGAACTTATTTGGGTATAACCCTAAATTTAGAAAGACTTTACCGTACTACGATATATTTCCTTTAGTGTTGCCATTAGAACCAATATCAGGTGGATTTATGGGTATGAACTTTCACTATCTACCACCGTTGTTGAGATTTAGACTATTAGAACGTATGCAGGCAACTGCTACGGATCAACGATTTGATAGTAAAACAAAATTTGATGTAACTTATGATGATGTAAAAAATATAAAGATTGTAAAACCAACAATTAAAAAGTATTTGTATTCATATGTACAAACAGGATTTTTAAGAATAAATGCAGATGAAGCTGCAGTTGCTATATACTTACCTGTACAAAGATTTAAAAAGGCAAGTGAAGCACAAGTTTATTCAGACAGTAGGAGATTTATTTAATGTCATTAATTAGTGTAGGTAAAAAAATAGGTGATTTAGATTTGAGGATAGGTATACCACCTTCAGCACCTCATTATGACAGACAACAGGCAGCTGCTAAAGCAGGATATAACAATGTTTCTACAAATAGAGATTCTATTTTAAACAGATTTAGATCAAGCATTCAATCTGCTGAAGGTTTAGCAAGACCTACTCAATTTATCGTAACTGTAGATGGTCCTAACAATATGTCAGAAGCATTAAGACGTAGAGGATATACGTTTCAAGCAGACGATAAAGAAAAAAGATTTGAAAATTTTAGAAGATTGGCAACAGGCTTAAGACAATCATTACAGTTAAGATTAGATTTATTTTGTAGTGATGTATCAATGCCAGGTAGAACAATAACAGATGATGTTAATGAACAATATTATGGTCCAAGCAGATCATTTGGTAAAAATGTATCATTTGATGAATTGACATTATCGTTTTACACAGGTCAGGATTTTGATGAAAGAGTTTATTTTGAGGCATGGCAAAATATGGTAATTGATCCTATATCATATGATGCAGGTTACTATGACGATTATGCTGCCCCATGTAAAATTACAATAACACCTTTAAAAAGATCATTTTTAGATACATTGTTGCAATATAAACCAACATCAGAAATGACCTTAGAAGAATTAGATAAGTTAAGAGGACTAGTTGGATCAAATGAGTCAGCATATCAACTTCAATGCTATGAAGTGTATCCTAAATCTATTTCAGCACAACAGATGAGTTATAGTTCAAGCAATGCATTTGTAAAAGTTGATGTTACATTTAAATATAGATATTGGGCATCAACAACAGAAAATGTGTCGGCTGTTAACTTTAATAACATTGAAGGAAAAGATGGTATAAATGAGTACAGAAAAAATACTACTATTGAAGGTGGTCAAGGATTTTTAGATAATTTACCATTTGGTTTAGGTGGTATTGCAAGATCAGTAGGAAGACAAGTTTATGAGAAATTTAGGAGAGATACACCTATTGGCAGAATAACAGGAGGAAGGGTATTTCCTAAAGGATTACCTGAACCTAAAATTATAAGAGATATATTATACTAATATATAATATTACAAAATGAGGAGTAATAATGAGTTTACCATTAATTAAAGTGCCTGAATACAATTTGAATTTGTCAAATGATATAAAGGTAAGATTTAGACCGTTTTTAGTAAAAGAGGAAAAAGTTTTACTATTAGCGATTGAAACAAGAGATGAAGACGAGATCACTAAAGCTTTTATTGATATTGTTCAATCTTGTGTTTTATCAGATGTAGATGTGACCAAAGTTCCGTTTTATGACTTTGAATGGATTTGGTTAAATATAAGAGCAAAGTCAGTTGGTGAAAATATTGAATTAAAATTAAAGTGTCCAGATGATGAGTCAATGATTGTTGATTACACTTTAAAAATTGAAGACATTAAACCAGATTTGAATAAGACGATTAATAATAAAATTGAGTTTGAACCAAACTATGGTGTAATTATGAAAGTTCCTACGATAAAAGATGTGGGAAGTAAAAAAGGTCTTGTTGAATTAAGTACAGGTTTAATACGTGATTGTATTCAAACTATTTACAACGGTGAAGAAGTGTTTGATAGAAAAGATATTGAAGTAAAAGAGTTAGAAGAATTTGTTGAAAATTTAACTATGAGTCAGTTTAAAAAACTATCTAAGTTTTTTGAAGAACTGCCACAAATTGAACATACTATAAAATATAAAAACCCAAAGACTAATAAAGAATTTGAGTTTGAAATGAAAGGTGCGGCTGATTTTTTTCAATAACCCTCTCACATGAGAGCCTGGAGAATATCTATCGTACTAATTTTGCATTAATACATCATCACAAATATTCTTTAACAGAGCTTGAGAACATGAT